GGTTTAAAATTGTATAATATTTAAAAAATGGATGAAGGACTACCTTTCATGCCCATTGTCTTTTTTCTTAGTGCGAAGCTGACTAATAACTGAATATTTTGATGAAAAATTAACACTTGACTTTATCAATCACTTTTTATGCAACGCTAGTGAAATATGACGAAAAAGAAGAGTTGTTAGTTTTATCTAGAAAGATATTAGAACTTAATTCAGATTTAAATCTAAAGATTAGAAGTCAAATGAATGAGAGGATAAGACAATACTCAGACTATTTTAATATTAAAAAATACTATCCACGTCCCCGAAGTGATTTTGGAACATGTAATATAGTCTTTGTATCTAAGGTGCTTGCGGGACTCTTTTTATTGATTTCAGAAGTAGAAGAAATTAATCCAGATAAAATGGTTGAGACATTGCAAGAAACAGTAAATAGTTAAGACTTATTAACAGAGGCATGAATTAAGCATCTCATTTGAGGTGCCTTTTTTGCTCGCCCATGCTGGGCGAACAAAAACAACCGANGAGTAGTTAAACTCTTCGGTTGTAACTTAAATGACTATTTGNTCTTCCACAATCGCGCCCGATTGCGGAANACCGATTGTTTATCTTACATGATTTGNTTTGGGATAAGGACTTTTTCTTCAAATTGAAAAGCCCTTAAATTATGCNCCCCTATATAGATATACTAAAAAGTTATTCGCAAGCGTGANTTTATTGTTCTGTTTTAAACCTCTTAAACCTATTCATCTTCATCCACGCGCATAAGCCTTAAACCATTTAGTGCTACTAAAAGAGTTGCACCCATATCCGAGAGAATAGCAATCCAAAGTGTTAACCAGCCCGGAATGACTAGTAATAAGGCAATAAATTTAATAGCAATTGCAAAAGTAATGTTAGCTTTAATTATATTTAAAGCTTTTCGACTAAGTTTTACAGTGAACGGAAGTTTTCTCAAATCGTCTCCCATTAAAGCGACGTCTGCTGTTTCCAAAGCCGTGTCTGTACCAGCTCCACCCATTGCAATACCCACTGTTGAGGCCGCCAATGCAGGTGCATCATTGACACCATCTCCTACCATAGCTACGTTTCCGTATTCGGATCTTAATTGTTTTATATAGTCTAATTTGTCCTGAGGCATCAGATTATCTCGGATATCAGATACCCCAACATCACTGCCTATTGCATTCGCAGTACCTTTGTTATCACCTGTGAGCATAATAGTCTTTTTAATGCCAAGTTGATGTAACTTTTGAATAATTTCCTTACTTGATTCACGAACTTCATCAGCAACTGCAATAATTCCAAGAATTTCTTTTTCAGTTCCAATAATCATGGCTGTTTTACCTTGGTTTTGAAGAGTAGTAACGTTTTGTTCTAGGTCTTTATCGAAATCAGTAGTCAACAATTCTTTAAAGAGTTTCGGGCTACCGATGTAATAAGTCATTCCGTTTACAATACCTTTGATTCCCTTACCTGTAATAGAAGAGAAATCCTCAACAAGCATATCAGAATATGAAATATTTTCTTCTTCTGCTTTTTTCATGATGGCCGAAGCAAGAGGATGCTGGGAACGATATTCTAATGCAGTGATGATTGCCAATAATTCTTTTTCATTCATTTGATTATTTAATACAGTAAAATCAGTTACAACTGGAACACCTTTTGTTAATGTCCCTGTTTTATCGAATGCGATTGCCTTTAAGGCACCCATTTCTTCTAAATACACCCCACCTTTAATAAGAACGCCTTTTTTCGCAGCATTCCCAATTGCTGAAACGATAGAAATCGGAGTCGATATGACCAACGCACAAGGACAACCAACAACTAGAACAGCTAATCCTTGATAGATCCATGTTTCCCAACTGCCACCAAAGAGTAAAGGAGGGACTACAACGACTAATGCTGCAATGATCATAATGATCGGTGTGTAGTATTTNGCGAATTTATCGACAAATGCTTGCGCTGGAGCACGTTCTCCTTGTGCTTCCTCTACAAGATGAATAATTTTAGAAATTGTTGTATCTTCTACAAGTTTTGTTATTTTTACTTCAAGTAATCCTTCTTCGTTTAAAGTACCTGCAAATACTTCATCATCAACCGTTTTTCCAACGGGTACTGATTCACCTGTAATCGCTGCTTGGTTGACAGCAGAGTAGCCATTTACGACTACACCATCCATCGCAATCTTTTCACCAGGCTTTACAATCATGATATCCCCAACAGCAATATCATCGACATGAATCATTATTTCTTGCCCATTACGTCTAACGAGTGCTTCTTTAGGGGCGATACCCATAAGAGAACGAATCGAATTTCTTGCCCGATCCATGGAGAATCGTTCAAGCTCTTCACTGATAGCAAAGAGAATGACAACAAGAGCAACTTCACCCCATTCACCAATAATGGCTCCACCTATAACAGCTACTGTCATAAGGGTTTTCATGTCAAATTCAAAGCGTAATAAGTTTTGCAAACCTACTTTAAAAAGCGACAATCCACCTACCACCATTGATGCTAAAAATAATAGGGTTGTAAGAAGATTCTCTTCTCCATTTACAAAGTAAGAGAGATAACCGAAAACAAGGAACGAAGTTGAATAAAGCAGTGTACTATACTTTTTATAAAATGGAACTTTTTCTTCTTTCGTATCATCAGTTGCCTCTTGCGAAACATTGTGGGCAGACTTTTCAGGAGTTACTTTAAGATTCTCAAATGCACCGGCTTTTTCTAGATCTTCAATCGTTGCGTCACCGGAAACGGATATCTTAGATGCACCAAAATTTACTTTTGCATCCTTAACTCCCGGAAGTTTTTTTNCATTTTTTTCAAACCTNCCTGCACAGTTTGCACAGGTAAATCCTTGAACGCGATATGTTTTCATTTCTTGTTCAGATAATTTAGCTTGTTGATCAGACATTTACTTGCACCTCTTTCATATGCGTTAATCCGATAACAAATAACTGTTCAACATGCTCATCATCAAGCGAATAAAATGACAATTTACCTTCTTTTCTAAATTTCACAACTCCTTGCTTATGGAGTGTGCGTAAGTGGTGGGAAGCATTTGCAACCGTGACACCAATAATATTTGCTATATCACAAACACATAACTCTTCACNTTTATACAAAGNAAAGGTAATTTTTGCCCTATTTTCATCAGCAATAGCCTTAAATAATTGGGCAACACTAAAAATGTCTTCTTTTTCTAGTTCTCCTTGTATTCGATTAACTTTTTCTTCGTCATAACAATAAATTTCACAAGAATCTTTATTCATTTTCTCACTCCTTTTTCATTCAAGCCTACACTTGAATATAGTATAACCATTTTACGTTTATCATTCAAGCGAATAGTTGAATGAAAATAAAAAGAAGAATCGGGGTACGTAATCCGATTCTTCTACATAAATACGTAAAAACTCTCCTCGACAAAATGGCCCGTTTGTTGAATAATCTACTTTCATTATATCTAGAACTTCAATTACATATCAACTATTAATCGACATATTACAGAAATAAGGGTTCGAATTCCCACTTTTTTTCGCATATAGGTAGAAGACTATTTAGGAGGAAAACCATATGCGAATGACACAACTCTCATCGGATCATCAAACAACTGAAATAAAACTATCAAAACCAAATAAAGAACATCTTCAAAATGAACTCAATTTTCACCTTGCTGAAAAAATGCTTATGAAACTATATGAAGAGGAGCTTATTTCCCAGGAAGAATTCTATCAATTAAGCAAATTAAATCGTCAAAAATTCAATCCTTTATTAGGCCCTTTAATGTGCGATAAACCTTGATATAACAGTGTTCTAACGCTAATATGTCACATACAAGAAAGGAGGGTGACTGGATGAGAAAGATAACAACACTTGATGTGGCAACATCTTCAGAAGTAAAACCGAAACAAAAGGTTGCTGCCTATATACGAGTATCAACATCAAATGAGGATCAACTGATTAGTTTAGAAGCACAAAGACGTCACTACAAAACTTTAATTGAAAATAATAATGGATGGCAGCTCGTTGATATTTATAGTGACGAAGGCATTACAGGTACGAAGAAAGATAGACGACCAGAATTGCTTCGCTTAATATCTGACTGCGAAAAAGGAAAGATTGACTTCATTTTAACGAAATCAATTAGTCGATTTGCGAGAAACACAATTGACTGCTTAGAGTTAGTAAGAAAGCTTATGGATTTAGGTGTGCACATTTATTTTGAAAAAGAAAACATCAATACAAATTCGATGGAAAGTGAACTTATGCTTTCAATCTTAAGTAGCCTTGCTGAGAATGAATCAGTGTCACTTTCCGAAAACAGTAAGTGGTCGATTAGACAACGTTTCAAACGTGGGACCTACAAATTATCGTATCCACCGTATGGTTACGATTATATCGATGAACAAGTAATTGTAAATGAAGAACAAGCACCAGTAATCAAGCGGATATTCAATAGTGTGCTTAAAGGAGTGGGAACAGAGCGGATTGCCAGGCAGTTAAACGAAGAAGGGATTCAAACAAAGCGAAATGGCAATTGGACGGGAACCACGATTCGCGGAATAGTTAAGAACGAAAAGTACACTGGAGATGTGTTGCTTCAAAAGACATATACAGATGAGCATTTTAATCGAAAGGTAAATCAAGGTGAACTTGATCAATACCTAATTGAAAATCATCATGAAGCGATTATCACACATGCTGATTTTGAAGCGGCTAATCAGATGCTCGAATACCAAGCAAGTCAGAAGAATGTAGCAGTCGGAAGTAGAAAATATTTAAATCGCTATCCTTTTTCAGGAAAGATTGAATGCGCAGAGTGTGGCGATACATTTAAAAGAAGAATTCATACTTCAACCCATAAAAAATATATTGCCTGGTGCTGTTCAACACATATCAAAAATAAAGATGAATGTTCGATGCTTTTTATAAGGGAAGAACGTATTCATCAGGCATTTATTACGATGATGAATAAACTTATATTTGCTCGTAAAGAAATACTGCATCCGCTATTTGAAACAATGAAAAATGGCTTTAAACAGGATATAGAAGAGCAACTCGATAATATTGAACTGCAATTGACCGAGTGCCATGCAAAGAGTCAAATGTTGAAAAAGCTAATGGATGATAAGTTTTTAGAACAGAAATTGTATGAAGAACAACGGGCGAAGATGGACAACCAAATTAATGAGTTGTTGGAGGATAAAGAACGGTTGCTACTACTTATTCGCAACGAAGAAGAACAAGTCTACGAACTGAAAAGACTGATGAGTTTCACCAATAAACAGCAGGAAGTTGCATCATTTGAAGAAACGATATTTAACGAATATATTGAAAAGGTTTATATACACTCGTCAACAAAAATAGGTTTTTTATTAAAAAGTGGCTTGTTGCTAAAGGAAGAGGTGAATAGGTGATGGCACATACACTATTTGGCTATCAAATTGAAAACGGTAAAGTAGTCATAAATAAAGAAGAGCTGAAACAACTGCAGCATCTTTTTCAAGCGTATTTATCAGGATTGTCATTAGCAAATGCCGCTAAGGAAGCGGGAATAAAGAGAAATCATGGCGGTATTACCCGAATATTAACGGATGAAAGATACTTAGGAACGGATATTTTTCCTACCTTAATATCAAAAGAATTATTTGAAAAAGTGAAGATAGAAAGATATAAACGGGCAAAAAAATTAGGAAGACTAAATAAAAAACAAGAAGAAACCCCGTTTGAAATTCCCACATTCACTTTACCATCTATCGATATCAAACATGACAACCCATATAAACAAGCAGAATATGTTTACAGTTTAATAGAAAGTGTGGTGAACTAAACGATGGAAAGTTCAAGAAATGTTACAGTTATTCCTGCGAGACCTAGAAGAACAAGGGAAGTAAGTGAAAAACAAAAGCTAAGGGTAGCTGCTTATTGTCGTGTATCAACTGACAGTGATGAACAAGCAACAAGTTATGAAGTACAAATCGAACACTATACTTCTTATATTCAAGCTAATCCCGAGTGGAAACTCGCAGGGGTTTATGCAGACGATGGCATTACAGGAACGAATACAAAAATGCGAGAACAATTTAATAAAATGATAGCAGATTGCATGAATGGAAAAATCGACATGATTATTACAAAATCCATCAGTCGATTTGCGAGAAACACGCTGGACTGTTTAAAATACATCAGGCAATTGAAAGATAAAGAAATACCTGTCTTTTTTGAAAAAGAGAATATTAACACCATGGATTCTAAGGGCGAAATCATGCTGACCATTATGGCATCCCTTGCCCAACAGGAAAGCCAGTCCTTAAGCCAAAACGTAAAGCTGGGTATTCAATATCGCTATCAGCAAGGTGAGATTCAAGTCAACCATAAGCGTTTCCTAGGATACACCAAAGATGAAAACAAGCAACTAGTGATTGACCCAAAGGGTGCTGAGGTTGTTAAACGGATTTACAGAGAGTACCTTGAAGGGGCTAGCCTATTACAAATAGCTAGAGGACTAGAAGCAGACGGTATTCTTACAGCAGCAGGAAAAGCCAAATGGAGACCAGAAACACTGAAAAAAATACTTCAGAATGAAAAGTACATTGGTGATGCCCTTTTACAAAAAACATATACGGTTGATTTCCTTTCTAAAAAGCGGGTCAAGAATAACGGCATCGTTCCCCAGTATTATGTAGAAAACAGCCATGAGCCGATTATTCCAAGGGA